TCTTTACACGGTTTAAAACTTCGTTAATGGCAACTTCGCCAGTAGGTGAACATACGGCTACGTTACCTAAGCCTGATGGTGATTGGTGAATAATTACTTGTGTCATGATTTATCCTTTAATTAATCAAATACTGCAACATACGCAAAAGTTGGGTCATACTCGCCTGTTGTTCTACCGTCAGTAACTAACCCAAATGAAGATGTTGTTGGAGTTGTGCCATTTTGAACTCCCATATAACCCCCATCGTTAGAACCATTAGCCGCACTTGTACCGCAAACAATTGCATAATTTGCATCGGGCAATGCGTTAGTAAAAGTTACTGTGTAAGTACCTGTTGCAGTTCTTGTTACAGAACTTACATTATAGGAAGCCCGTCTAGTTCCACTAGTACCATCAAAGTTTACCCAAGCCTTTGCAGAACCTAAGATTGGATTAGTTGCAGAAGTGCTATTAGTGCCGTCTGATAGCGTTGATATTGTTAGTGTGCCAGCCATGATTTATCCTTATGAACTAAAGACTACAACATTACAATACAAAGGGTCTACACCTGAAGCACCATCAGTAACAACATATCTAATTGATGTTGTGTTGTAGTCTTGCGGAGTAAAGCCTCTGTCTGTATTTCCAGCAACAATAGCATTGCTTAACGCACAAGTACCTACAGTTGAATAATTAGTATTAGGCATAGCCGTTGTAAAATTAACTGTGAAATTACCTGTGCCATTTTTTGTTACAGAAGTTACATTAAACGAATTTCTAGGTGTTATTGTTCCGCTTAAAGTACCATTCCAGTTTACCCATGCTTTAGCAATACCAGTCATGCCGTTCTGTGTTGCAAGAACTCCACTACCTGCTATTAATGTGTCGATTGTTAGTTGACCAGCCATTATACCACACCTTTTATATTATTGTGCATAATATTCCTTTAAATAATAGTCCAAACAGAACCTGTCGGAACGGTTACTACAACACCAGTGTTGATAGTAATGGGACCAGCAGCTAAAGCATTTTTACCTGCTGTGATTGTATAACTCTGAGTTACAGTCTGACTATTCTCATAAAAGACATCATCAGAACCAGTACCCCTAGCACCACCACCAATTTCAACAACTGTTCCTGTTGATGTTTTGGTAAACAATTTACGGTCTGTTACGTTTACAGCTACTTCCCCTTGAACAAGTTGCCCTGTTGTTGGGACAGCTCCTGTTGTAGAGCTATTTTTCAATACAATAGTTGTTGCCATAATATCCCTTTAAACTATTACCCAAACAGCACCAGTTTCAACTGTTACTGCAAAGCCAGTGCTGATTGTGATAGGACCAGCAGATAGTCCGTTATTTCCTGCAGTAACTGTTACATTCTCACCAATGGTGTTTGCGTTGTAAGCAATCGCTTTTGTCGCTGCACTACCAAAATATTGTCCACCGGCTACTGTTGCAGTTGATACAGCAGTTACTAAACCTTTGGCATTTACTGTTACTACTGGAATCGAAGTGCTTGAACCAAAAGCGCCTACGTTAGAATTAACTGTTGCTAAAGTGCCTGTGCCAGTAACATTTCCAGAACCGTTAAATGAACCGCTAGTATACGATAAATCACCAGTAATTGCAACTGTTCTGCCAGTCGTAAGCGTTGCTGCACTGCCTGTAGTATTCTGGTTTAATGTTGGTACATCAGCAACTTGAATCGCTGACATTACTACATCAGTACCATCACCACGTAAATACGAACCTGATGTAACTGCACCAGCAAGAGCATCCATAGCAGCTTGGCGAGTGGTTGCACCTGTGCCGCCGTTTGCTATTGGTAAAGCTGTACCTGAGTAAGAAAATGCTAATGTACCGGCACTTGTAACAGGACTTCCTGACACACTTAAAAAACTAGGAACTGTAGCCGCTACACTTGTAACTGTTCCTGTACCGATTCCACCAACCCACTCAACATCAGTACCTTCAGGATTAATTCTTAAAATCTTATTTGCACCACTAGTATAACTAGGTAATAAATTTACACGAGCCGCAGCCGCTGTTGTAGCACTTGTACCACCTTGTGAAACAGCAACAGGAAGGCTAATAGTTGCAGTTTGTCCGTCTAACGAACCCCCTATGCCTCTAAAAATTGCCATGTATTGTGTCCTTATCTTATTTAAATATACTCATTGAATATACTTAAACAAGACAGCCCCGAAGGGCTATCCTGAATTGCTTAAATATTAAGCGTTTACAGCCAATACGAAACCAGCTTCTGGACGTACAACTTTAGTGCCGAACAATGTGTCAGCAGTGTAAAGTGTAGACAAGTAGTCTTGCTTGTACTGAGTCTGTGAACGAACACCTAACTGCTCGCCCAATACCATTGTGTCGGTATGGAACAAAACAGCGGCTTTGATTGCATCACCAGCAGTGTTTTCAGCAGCAGTTTCAATCGTAGGCATATTGCTTGACACATAGATGTCAATGCCATACAACTTACCGATTTGACCATTGTTTACGCCACGACCATCAACGAAGTCAGAGCTGTTATAACGGTCAATACCCATGATTGCATTACGCAGTGAAGGAGGAATTGCAAACTTACGACCATCCATAGGTACGTCAGCGTCGTCCATCAACTGGATTAGCTTACGGAAACCAGCGTCAGTGAACAAGTCAGAGGTGGTTACAGTGTCGAGAGCGTACAGTGTCAAACCTGTAGTTGCATCGATGAAGTACGCATTGCTGTGTACCCAATCAGAAGCGTCGCCGTCGCCAAAAGACTTACCCAAAGCGATGAGGTCGTCATCAACTTGTTTAGCCAAAGCGTAACCTGCATCTTCCGTGTAGAAAGAACGCAGTGAAGACAATGCTTGAACTTCGACGATGTCCTCGATGAAACGTGAGTACTCGAAGTGACGGTTGATTAAAAGCTGTACTTCGCTCTCGGTATCAGCTTGAACCGTTACAGCGGTGTTGGCAGCCTTGAGGCTTGCAACGCCACGAGTTGGTTTAGGGATGTGCAGTGTATCGCCTTTTTTGCCTTTGAAAGACATTTTGCGAACAAGATTAGCCAATACTAGGTTTTTCTTGTAAGCAGCGATAACTTCATCAGACCAGATTTCTGGAATGAACTTGTCTGCGTTTGCTTTTGTTACGACGGATGTTGAACCACCCGGATATGCTGCGCCTACTAATGCCATGATATTTTTCCTTTAATTAGAAATTCTAAAATTACTTAACTCGCCCTTCGCTGTATGCTTGCATGATTTCATCAGACATTTGCATATAACGGTCAGGGTCTGTCATTCTCAGTTTAATAAGGTCTGCTCTACGATATACTTTTCTACTGGTTTCACCAGCACCACCAACATCGACTGTAGCTGCCTTCATTGCCTGTTCTTGAGCTTTGCTTTCTACTGCTACTGATTGTTGAACTTGGTTCTGCTGTTTGATTTGTCTAAGTTCTTTGTAGGTACTTAACAATTCATCAGCGGATTCAAAGTCGAATTCAGCGTCAGCTTTAGCAAACAAATTTAAGCGAATAGCTGAAGATTTAACCCAATCTTGAAATCCGCTATCGGATGCGATAGTGGCAAAGTCTGGGTGCTTCGATGACAGTTGTTGAGCTGTCTTCATGCGCTTCATTTCTAACGCTGCTTGTCTTGCTTCAAGAACTGCAGGATGCTTCTCTACTTGTCTGTTGACCGCACTAGCTGGGTCTGCAAAAAAGTCTTCTTCGAGCGATTCTTCAAGCGGCTTCGCTTCCTTAGCCTTCGAGTCGAGTTGTTGTTTTAACAGTTGGTCTGCAAGACTTCGTACTTCGTGAACCTCATTTGCTTGTCGTCCAATGAGCTTTTCAGCCTCTTGGTGCATCTTAGCAATCTCAATAGCAGACTTACCACGATACTTCTCTGGTAATTCTTCCACGGGTTCAGTGACATTAGCTGTTTCAGTTTGTCCTGCAGCAGTGCTGTCAGGTACTGGGGTTGTAACGTCTTGTACTACTTCTTCTTCGCTGCTGTTAAACAGTTCTTCTTCTTGAATAAAGTTTGCTGCCATTTAAAGTCTCCTGTCACCGAATCAAGTGATTTTAGGATTTGTAATCTAAGGCTCTATCTCCCGATAAAGGTATCTTAGGCGTTTTGCTTTGCTTCTTGCTTCTGCTTATCTTCGTGCCTTTTTGCCCATCTATCGTAGGCAGCCACAAAGTTTGGGTCTGTACCATCTAAACTAATTCTCACGGGTGAGATAATCCGATTCGCTACATTCCCACAACCACAGGCGATTGTTGTTGTCTCATAATCAACAAAACCTTCTGTAATATGTTCTTCACTACACTTAAAATCGTACATCCTACGCATCCTGAGCTGCTCCCGCAGAGTCGTCCTGCAATGATGCGTAAGCCTGTTCTGAAGCAGGTTTAAGGGTAATGAGCCACTGAAGCAAGTCCAGTTGTCCCTTCTTTACCATTAAATCCGCTTCACTTTGGATTGATAACACATGGTTCAACGAATTAAACATGGTCTGTGCATCTTCCATTAAATCTTGCCAACCTTCAGTTGACATCATTGAAAAGCGGTTTTCGTAATAGCTTTGTAGCTTCTTGTCTATCATTCTTCTTTGTCCTATTGGAGAAGTGAGTACTTACTTACTTATTTTTGCAAGTTTACCACACTTTTGCTAAAAAGTCAAGTTATTTTTTAATTATTTATTATGTAGAAGGATTCAAAACAAGCCATTCTTCATATTCAGACTGTGCTTGAGCAATTTCTTCTTGAGTTAATTCAATGATTATTTGCTCGCCTGTTATAACATCAATTTCTATTCTATTCATAGTCTACTCGTAGAGGATATTAATAGTACCAGCATCGAATGTTTGGTTTCCCGCAACTGTGGTAATGCGAACTCGGTCTAAAGTGGATGGCATTGTCTTTGTGCCAGCTATAACAACAACAGAACTTCCGTCATTTAATAAACCAGTCCCCGTCCAAATATTTGACCCTAAAGTAGTTAAAACAAAAGAACCGTGTCTTACGTTGGTAGCAGTATTAAAAATTGTTGTAAATCCTACAGTAGAAGTAGTAGAAGTAATTCCAGTAACAGCAGCACCACTTAAATATCCTGTAGTTTCAATTCCTGAAGAAGTTCCCATTCTAATAATTACAGGTGAAGTAGAGTTAGTTGAAACTCCGCTAAACATAATCGTAATTCGATTAACCCAAGATGGGATACCTGTAAAATCAATAGAAGTACCGCTAGTAGATGCTACAGCAGTTCCAGCAAAAACAGGAGAACCATAAACAACTGTACTACCATTACATTTTAATACTTGACCTGTTGTTCCTACGGCTAATCTTCCTGTTGTATTTACTCCTGTTCCTACAATTAAATCGCCAGCAGTGGTTATGGGAGATAACGCATTAAAAGCAGCAGAAGCAGTTGTAGCACCTGTTCCACCATTAGCAATAGGTAAAGCTGTGCCTGAGTAGCCTATTGCTAAAGTACCGCTTGTAGTAATTGGGCTTCCTGTAATGCTTAAAACACTTGGCACAGTTGCCGCTACTGAAGTAACTGTGCCACTACCGCCAATAGAGTCAATCTGTGATTGTAAACTTGCTAAAGTATCGGTAACAACCTGCGATGTTCCTGAACCGCCGCTACTGATGATAATGTTTTGAGCAACATCTGGAGACAGAATCTGACCGCAATCAATCTCATTACCGTTCGATAGGTAAACAACTAACGAGCCGTCAAAGTCAATCTTAGCGTCAACAACAGACACACCGTCTTTACCATCAACTCCGTCTTTGCCATCTTTACCATCTTTGCCGCTAACACCGTTAAGACCGTCTTTACCGTCTACTCCGTCTTTACCTGCTTTACCAGTAGGACCTTGAACACCTTGCATCGCAGGAGTGTTGTTCAGTTCTACTAACTTAGCTTCAAGTTTAGCCTCAATGGTTTTTAAGGCTTGTACAACCATGTCTGCTTTTTGACCAACAGACTCATCTCGGCGTTGTTTTGCCTCAACGATGGTTTTCTCAACTTGAGCTAAGGCAGCTTGCTGTTCCTCTAAAGAAACAGTACCATCCATTACTTTTTTGATGTATTCTTTAATATTAGCCATTGCTTGATAGCTTCTCTGTCAGATTATTAAGAAAATCTTCTTCTGTCTTTCCTATTGTAGCAGCTTTTTCAGACATTTGCAACTCTACAATCTTTGATTTGTTCTTAATATCTGCCTCTTTTAGCATCAAATCAGCAATTTTTACCCTTCTATCAAATTCTCTGTTAGCTTCGTCGTCTTGGCTTGGTAAATTACGAGAAACAGCCGATAAAACCTTGGCTTCTACCTCTTGTGGGGCTAATTGAGCCTCAACCATGGTCTTTTGAGCATCTGCCATGTCTTTAGCAGCACTAGCATCAAGCTGTTTAATCTGAGCTTGCTGTGTTTGTAGGGCTAATTGAGCCTGAGCTTGCTGCAGTTGCTGTGCTTCTGGGTTAGGCTGACTCATTTGCTCTAAAGCAGCTTCCATCTCAGCACGATTAGACAGGCTGGAGTTAGCGATAATGCCTTTGAGGATGATTGGCAACACAGGAGTATTAGGTCCAAGAGTCTGCAGAAGACCAATGAGCTGTTGCTGTTCGTATTCACGAGCCATAATACCCAAAGTAGCGGTAGGAATAAACTTCATGTCTACAGAAGGATAACGCTCTGGGTCAAATTGCATATAGCGGAACGCAACCTTCTTAATCAATGGGACCATGAAATCTTCTTGGAAGTTAGTCAGGGTACGCTTGTACTTCTTGATGATGCCAGAAACAGCCATCGACATACCAGCACCACTAGAATCACGAGTTGCTTGCGTTACCATGCCTTGGCTATCCAGAGTACCGGTTGCCATGAGGAGCATACGCTCAAAATCTCTTGCGGTAGCAGCAGACTCCGGGCTTGTTTGTCCAAACTTAAATGGCATCATAATCTCAGCAGGATTGCCATTGGTGAGGATTGCTTTGCCGGGACGAACTTCAAACTTAGCACCACGAGGTAAACGAGTAGCATCCATTGCAATCAT